GCCTAGCTATAGGATCAAGTCAGAACAGCCAACATGCCCGTGCAGAAGCGGCGGATTTCGAATGTCCGGGTGTTGATAACGCAGAACTTGCTGATTGGATTTATAAAAACCTAGAGCCGGACCAGCTAATCCTTGAGTTCTATACTCCGGGTGAGCCAAACAGTGGCTGGATACATTGCAGCTGGGTTGCTGATGCTAGAAGACATCAATTTTTACATGCTTTTAAACAAGACGGTAAAACAAAATACAAACCTGTACTGGGTGATCCAAGAGAATTAACTTAATTACAAACACATCCAAAGAAAACACTACCATCTTTTAATAAATATCTATTTATATCTTCATGGTAAGTTGCTAATTTTTTTCTCATGATGTCACAAAGATCAGAACAATTATTAAAAGTTTCTCCTTCAACCATTTCTTTAGTGACTTCTATTAAATAATATAAACCATCACTAGAAATAATTATATCCATTAAAATAATATTGGTTCTAAATGAAAATCAAAAGATATTATACGTTTTTTAAAATAAACTTTGTTAGGCTCGGTGTAGTGCATTAAAAATTGTGGCACTATCATCATGTCTCCTTGTTCAACTTCTGGAGCATATAAAACACTTTTATCTTCTTGATTATTCCAAGGTTGTATGTAAGTTGTTTTTGGTGAGTCTTTTCTTTGTTGTAAATAAATAATACCAGCGTAACCTTGCGAACTGTGATTATGCGGAACATGATAATCACCTTTGTTATAAGTAACAGACCATGCTCTATCTAAAATAATTGCAGCATTAAACTTAGTTCTAATTAAATAAAACTCTTCTTTAAATATTTCTAGTAACTCTTTGTTAATTCTGGCTTTGTGTCTATTACTATGAAAATTAGCAAAAGGCATTTCGGGATAACGGTCTAAAACTTCTTCTATCTTTGCTTTTTTATTTTTAAAATCAACGCATTTAATTTTAAAAAATTCTATTTTAAATACTGGCTCTATCTCAAATTTTATATCCATTCTCTCAACTCTTCACCCATTATTTCTGTTGCTATGTTAATTTTTTTACGCAAAGCTTTTACTATTTTTTCATCTATTGTTTTTGGTGCTATAAGATCTATGTATGTTACCGCCTTCTTTTGTCCTATTCTGTGAGCTCTGTCTTCTGACTGTAATCTTTTTTCTAAGTCATATCCATTAGAATAATAAACTATATTATTTGCGGCCGTTAATGTAATACCATAACCACCAGTCTGTGGATTACCCACAAAAAATCTTACCGTTGAGTTTGGATCTTGAAACTTCTCTATATTTTTTTGTCTTTGTTCCGCCGGTATTGCACCATAATATTGAACTATAGATTGTTCTCCGTATTTTAAACCAATAGCTTTAACTATTCTTTTAATATCATAAACATAGTTGGCCCAGATAATTACTTTACCCTCTACCTCTTCTAATAATTCTAACAAAGAAGATATACGATTGTTTTTTATTTCTGTAATGGTGTCGTCGTCATTCTTTAGATGCCCACATGTTATCTGGTGCAAACGCATTAGTTGTGTCAACACGTGAGGTGCGGTTGCCATCTTACCTTTTAGTAGAGCGAGGGCCGCGGATTTCATAGTTGTGTATGTGCTTTTCTGCTCATCAGTTAAATCAACTTCTCTTTTAATATACACTTTGTCTGGTAAATCTAAACAATCTTCTTTTAATACTCTATAAGAAAAAGGTTTTAATTTATCAGATAACTCACCTAATCTTTTATAGCCCTTTGGTATTTGAACTCTACGGCCACCAAAGTTTCTTTCAACCATAACTGCATATCTATTTCTAAAAGCATAATAACTATCAAAGCCAAGAAGATATCCATCTAAAAAACCACATTGTGTATAAAGATCTAATGGTGATTTGGTTACAGGTGAACCAGTTAAGATTCTTCTGTATAAAGCAGACCGACCAAGATTTAAAATAGCTTTTGTTCTTTTTGCACTTGGAGTTTTAATAGTCGTAGACTCATCAACTGCCATTAATGAATTGTGGCAATTAAGAAAAGATGTGGCAAATTCAAGGCCTTTCTTTGTCGAGAATGCTTCTACATTCATTATAAGGATGTGAAGGTCTAGGTCTACTTTAAACAATTGTTGATACTCTTTATCCTTTGCTTTGGATGTAGTTGCAGTCCATAATACCGTTTTGTTATCTATATGGCTAGGTAAATGATTTGGTATTTCTTGAGAATACCAGTTTCTATACACGCCTTTTGGTGCTATAATTAGCGCCGCATTTATTTTACCTTTATCATAAAGCATAGCAATATTATCTACCAACACTTTAGATTTACCCGTACCCATCTCCATAAAATATGCATACTCTTTTTTATCCCAAGATTTTTCTAGGGCCGTAATCTGGTGGTCGTAAGGTTTTGTTTTAAATTTATAATTCATAATTTTTTCTACTTTCTAGTTGACAATTATATAAACACTATTATATAAGATGTCAAGAACTAAGAAATGAAAAATAAAATATTTGAATTATATAAACCAAAATCTTTAGAAGAGTTTTTAGAGTTTCATAAAAACAACCCTAAAGAGAGATTTGTTTATGTG